ATCTTTTTCATCATCAAGATCTTCATCATATCCGAATTTATCATTCATCAAATATTGAATATCTTCATTATCTAAATCAGATTCAGTTAAAGAATAGTACTCTTTTAAAAGTTGTTCATCTGAAATATCATCGTAATTTTTATTTACTTTGACAAAATCATCAAAACCTCTTCCTGTTTTCTTTTTAAAATCCAAATACTTAGACACTTCTTCTGGTAAAGACTCTGTGTTTTCTTTTTTAGAAAACAAATCATCTACTGAATTTATGTCTTTATTATATCTGTTATTAATATATGAAAGAACGTCTTCGTCTTTTATAGTTGGACTTTCAACTTCCGACTTAATGTCGGTGTCTTGTTCTGCAGCTTGCTCTTCAACAACTTCCGCAGTAGTGTTTTTATTTAAATTATCTTCTTGAGACAATTCTTCTTCATGTTTTTTTAGTAGTTTTTCTTCTACTTCCTGTACAGATTTTTCTGCTATCGGATTTACTTCAGTTACTTTAATTTCCATTTGATTTGATTTTTACAAAGTTACTACTATATTTAATTACTATTTTAAGCTTATCTAGGCTCAAATTCTGCTAAGTCAAAACCGTCTAAGCTATCTTCATTAGACTCAAAACTAACAGGAGGTAAATTGTTTTTACGCTGTTCTATTAACTTTGATTGCTCTGTGTTAGCTTGTGTTATTCTTTTTGATTTGGCGTCTTCTCTTTGATCTTCTCTTTGCTTTAAACCTTGTTGTTGAACTCCTTGAATTTGCATTTGTAAATCAAACTCTAATTTCATCAATTGAGATTTAATCGCAGCTTCACCTTTCATTTTTTCTACTGCATATTGAGATTTTGCTTGTTCAATTTGCATAGCAGCTTGAGTTTCCATTTGAAGTTTCTGCATAGATGTTTGAGCGGCCATTTGCTGAGATTGCTGATTAATTTGACCTTGCTGTTGCATAGATGCTTTTTTGGCTTGTTGCTCTTGATCTTGTTTAGCTTTTCTCCTGATCTTAAGCATTTGATTTGCAAGTTTAATATTTCTTATTTCTCTAATATCAATTGCATCTTCTAGATTTATACTTTCTTTTGAAAGTGCCATTTGTATATTTTGTTCTAACAATCTTTGTTGTTCTTCATCTGGAGTTATTTCAATAAAAATTCCAAAATCACTTAAATATAATTGAGAAATTTCATTTAATATCCCTACATTAAATTTTCCAACTTGATTTACAAATTCTTCTCTAAAATCAGAGTATTCTAACAAATCAGCAATCCTTGTGGATAAAGCTGTACATAGTCTTTCACTTTGACCTATACCGGCATCTAAAATATGTCTTGTTGCAGTATTACTACTTAATGCTGCAAGTTTTTGTAACCCTACCAATGAATAACTATCAGGCGTGGCTCCGTCTCTTGCTTCATTTAGGCCAGTTACATCTCTTATCATTTGCATATAATGATTATATGTACCTACTAAACTTTGAATCTTACCTTGACCAGAATTACTATTTAGTTGTTGAATAGGAACTTTAGCTTGATTGAAATCGCCATCTTGTGTGTAGCTTCTTCCAATAACACTACCTGTTTGAAAAAACATTCTTAATGCATCTTCAGGATTATATGCTTGACCTGTTCCTAAATCTACTTCATTTAATCCATCCGCATCAATAAAAACTCCGTCAGGAACTACTCTTGAAATTACTTGTTGTAATTTTAAATGAGTGATTTGAATTAAATCTGCAAAAGTAATCATGCGCCTAACAAGAGATTCTAAAACTCCCTTATACATCCTTGGAGCAGCAGCTATAAATTCAGGATACACTTCTTGAGAAGCAGAAGCTGGCCTAGCCATGTTTTCTGCCATTTCCCATTTTAATAAAATGTTTGTTCCCATAACCATAACTCCCTCATACCATACGTCAATAGTTTTAGTTATTTTTTCAAAATTACCTTCTTCTTGCATTTCAACAGTTGGATCAAAAGTGTCTTCTTTTTCTATTACTTTTTCAGCTCCAACTGAATTGGTTTTTTTCTTGTAAGTAAAAGTGTTTGTGGTTTTATAATTAAAAAACAAAACAGTTGCACTGTCTTTGCTAAATAAACTATTATTATAATATTGAGCAGTGTTATTATAGTCGTACCAGCTTTGACTATATTTAGATATTTCATCCATATCTGCTCTAGTTAAACTGGTGTCTATTTTTTTCAACTCAGTAATAGGAAGAGTTTTAATTTCTCCCCAATAAAAACAATCTTGAAAATAAGGATCCTCTGTATAGCTATAAACGACATTAGCTGGATCAACATAATCTATTTTGATTCCAGCTCCTGGTAAAAAAGAATGTTTACACATAGAAACTCCAAGAACCATTTGATCATAGTATAATCTTTTTTGTGTATCATAATATCTATTTTCAGCTAAAACAGTATTAATGGCTTCTTCTTCAGCTATTTCAATAGCTGGTTTGTACTTTAATTGCATGTGCAAAGTCAGCTCTTCATCAGACTCTGGAATTTCTTCCTCGCTCATAGCAAAAGTATTTACTCCTAAACCTTGTTGAACCTGTTTCATAACAGGTTTAGATAACATATTTTTTTCTAATGTAGATTGATAGTCACTTCTTTTATCTGTAGACATAGCGTCTTGAGCATAGGCTCTGACTTTAAACAATCTATCAGCCATTCCATTAACAACTATATCTACAAATTTTGGAATAATAGGAACTGGAGTCCAGTCTAAATTTAAATAACTTAAATCACCATCAATTGCTAATTCGTTTTTATATTTTTGAACTGATTGCTCCCCCCTAGCATATAAACGTAATCTATGAAAATCAGCCCATTGATTATAAAACCTACTTTGGCCTCCGTCTTTGCGGAACCATTCGTATTGTATAGCTTGACCTATTTGTAATCCAAATTCGTATTTCTTTTTGACTGAATCTGATACAAACTGGCTTGGGAACCCTTGAGGGTTTATTGAGATTTTAACGTCCTCCATTTATCTTATAATTTGGCTATAACTTCCCTTGTTGTCATATCTTGCAAAGTTAAGTTTTATTTTTGATTTATTTTTAATGGGCTGGTAAAGTGATTTCTGGTTAGCCATTACTGCTAAACCAGAACTTATAGACGCATCAAACTTTGTTCTGTTGTTTATATTAAACCTAGCCCAGTCTTCTAGTGTTCTGGTAAAATACATTGAACCCATTACATCAGAATCTCTGAAACTTCCTAAAAAATCTAATCCCACATGTTGTTCTATGTAAGATTCAATTGCTGCTGCATGAGCTTGTTTTATGTCTTCGCTTGAGTTTGGGATACCGCCTAATTCTTTTTCAGATCCAGATAGTTTATTGTAAACACGATCTGGTCTATTCATAGAATAACCTCTATATCCTCTATTTTTAAAATGATATAATAATCTGGGTTTGTTGTTTTCTATAAGTATAGGCATTCCATAAAAAACACACGCCATTAAAACATCTTCAAAAAATATTTCTGCTGTTTGAGGCCTAGCTATGTATTCTAAAAAAAATTCATTTGTAGGCCCTTCATCCATATGAAATTTAGTCATTCCGTGTAATGCACCATTAGATCCACCGCCTCCAACTACTCCAGAAATATCATAACTATCACATCCAAAAGCCCCCATATGCTCATTCCCAGGATAAGCCTTACCTTGCTTATATAACTTTTTATTTTGAAGTTGTTTATTTGGAGTCCAAGTCACATAAAACCTTCCTCTGTCATTTGGCGAAAATATTACCTCTGTATCTTTAATTCCATTTTTCCAAGAAAAGGAACCTCGTGTAATAAACTGATCTTTAATTAAAGATTCATTATAATCTATTTGCTGATATATTTTTTGCAAATTAAATAATGATTGTTTGCTTTCATCCCTAAAAGCGTGTGATTCTGATCTGGGAAATTGTCTGTAAAACTCATTTAAGGCATCTGCATCATTTTTTAATGACTCTACTTCGTTTTCCCAATAATCAATAGCACCTTGTTTTATTACATCTTTATATACATCAATAATTTTTTCTTTAGGCTCATAAAAAACAGGCATTCCATATAAATCAATAAACCCTTCCATATTCCATTCCATAGGTATGAAAAGTGAATACAGCCCACTTTTGGTTTGACCATTTGCATTTCTATTATTTATGTCAGAATCATAAAATAATTTTTTAAAAGAATCTCCTCCTTTTTCTAAGGAATTAGATGTACTACCCATCATGCATTTTCCTATAACCTTACTACCTAATCTTAAGCAAGTTTTTGTAACTCTCCAGTTGTTAAGGATATTACTTGGCCGCTCCCATTTACCTGATTCATCATGAACTAATAATTTTAACTTTTCTCCATCATAACTATTATCTCCTGTGTTTTTCCAATCAATTGTAGTATCTAAACCTTCAACCAAATCAATTTCTTCAGAATACATATTTTTTTTAGTAATTTTTGAAGCGGGGACTCTAAAAGCTAATTCTGTTTTTGGTTTATCCATACCATCTTGAACTGGTTTAAAAAAGAATGGATAGTTATTTGAGATAGGAACTACTTTATCTGTAAACATTTTTTTAGCATCAGCTCCAGTTTTAGATAATATACCAATTCTTGAATCTTTAGATATGGTTGCTATGTTTGCACACTCTTCGCTTCCCATATATGAAAACCCAGATCTTCTTATTTTTAAATAGCATATGCCAAAAGATCTATTATCAGCTTTACAAGCTTCCCAATATAAATAAAATAATCTATTTGCTTCTCTAAAATTAGGATATCCAATATCAATCTTAGTCCATTGCAAATACATATAGTGAGATCCAGTTATATAAGTTTTTAATCCATTATTATAAAACCAAAATCCCTCCTCTCTTCTATCAAATTCTTTTTCTATATAATCAACCCAAATGTTTTTAAAAGATGAAGGTGCATCATGCCATTGGAATATAGATTTAATTTTATTAAGTTCTTTTGGAAATTCAATTCTTTCCCAGTATTGTTCTTTTTTTGCAGAGTCTCTTTTGTGTATTTTTAAGGGAGCTTTTGGTAACGCAATTTTAAGACCATTAATTAAAATTATATTTTCAATTTGTCCTGATTTTGAAATTACAATTAAATCATATTTTTCATTGTACCCATAACTCCATGATTTAGCTTTATTTTTTATGCTAATCACACTTTTGGGAATAATGTCTTTTAATTCCTTATATAAATTATGTTGATCTTCTTTCTGCAAAACCTCTTAATGTTGTATCTTTTTTATTTTCCGTCTCTTCACCTAGTAATTCTTTTTCAGCTTCTATTCTAGTTAATATTTCAAAAGCGTCAAATATTGCTAATTTTTTAGATGCTGCTGCATTTTTTAATCTATCTGCAGCAATGTCAGGAGATAAATCATCTAAGTCTTTTTTTAATATATTTTCATTAGCAACCTTAATAAGTTCTTTTACTGCTTTTTTCCCTGCTTTTATTATTTCTAATTTTAAATCTATATTATTCATTATCAAAATTATAAAACATTACTAAAACAATTCTAGGCTTAATAAATTTATTTGGAAACTTACTATGAAAATAATTACAAGGATAAGATAAAAGCCTGTTTTCTTTAAATCCTATAACAGATTTTAAATTCCACAATTCTGAATTATTAGAATCTTCTGTCAAAAGTCTGTTAAATTCATTTTCGTTTAAATCATTAGGAAATACATCTCCATATTTTTTATGACTCCAAAAGGATGTTCCAGATAATCCTGAGTCTTCAGATTTAATATAAAAAACAACAGCTCTTTCCGGTTTTTGATTTTCAATAATAGAATCGTTATGAATTCTCCAATCATCGTCTTGATCTAACTTAGCTTCTCTAATAAAAGAAAGTATATTGTTTATTTTTTTACCTTCAATTTTCTCTAATTTTTTTAAAATAAAAGATTGAATTTCTTCTGGAGTTTCTTTTACCCAAAAAGACTTACCTGGAGTATCAACTTTATTAAAATTGTTAGAATGATTTAGTAATTCTTCAAACAAGTTATTGGGCAAAAAATCATCTTCTATGTATATCATAATACTAGAGTTATATTGCTATCAAACATTCTATATAGTTTTTCACCATCTATATTAAATTCATATTCACTATCTGGCTGAAAAGAAACTTTATCACCTTTATTAACACCTTTACTAATTAAGTATTCATTGGTATATTTAACTAAGCCAATTAATGGTTCTTCGTCTTGATGTGTTTTCAAGTAAAAGTTTTTTTTAGGTATCGGTTTAATCATACAATATTTAGAATGAGAGTGCCACCCATCTTTATTTTTATACATGAAAAATTGATCAAATTCTATAAAAAACAAATCGTCTTTAAAAAAACTCTTTCCACTTTTTTCTCGTCCTTTCATGTCATTATAATATTTAAAAACATTATGATGAACTAAAAGAGTATCACCTATATTAATAGGCCCCTTGTAGTTAATTGGTGTTTCAACTACTATTGCATTTCTATTTGACGCAGTATGATCTTCTTTTGAAGTGCTGGTAATTAAATCAATATTTCCAATCTTCTTTGTATTATCATACCTTTTGTCATTGAATGGTCTTACAATGAAATAAAAAGGTGACTTCATTCAAAGTTAATATTATACTCTATTGATATTGGCATGTTTTGATTAAACTCTTTCCATAAAAAAATTTCTTGAGAAGAATTTTCTACCCAAATTTTTATAGATTCATTATCTTGTTTAATTAAGTGTATATGGTATCTTGAACCAAGAACTTCTTGGTTTACTATATAATGCATTGCACTAGACTTGTAGTCTGCGCCTATTGAAATTTTTCTTATATCCATTGTTATTAAATTTTATTTTCATATTAATTGTAGTTAGGAGTTATATTTGTATTTCTTACTCCTTGAGAATCAAACCCTGCGGTATATTCACCGTTTTTAGATAATTCAAAATTGACTATATTACCTGTTGTGCTTATACGTTTAAAAAATCTTGCTCCTGAAATACTTGTAAGTGGAGTTGTTAATGCTTGATCACTATAAAATGCTTGTACTGCTCCTGGAAAATATTCTGCCGCATAAGCGTTTACTGATGTAGAGGTGTTAGAACTAGAAGAAACATGATAAGGCAATCCAATTTGGTTAGGCCCCGAATACAAAGATTGTATATTTATAAAAGAAACATAGTCCCGATTTTTTTGAATGTTTAGGCAACCTCCTCCAGTTGATAGCCATTGTCCTAATATAATTCTATATTCTCCAACTTCATCAAAAGCAAAATATCTTCTTGTGTTCATACTAGTGGCAAGAAAACTTTCAATACACAAGCTACCACAACCCCCAAAACCTCCAGACACAGTAGGGCAAGTACCATTATTTCTATATAATCCTAGTGGTATCTGAGAACTTTGCTTTTGAAAACCATGATTTGTGTTGTTTGTCATTTGTATCCCTGACATATTAGTGGCATCAACCCATGGCTGTGTGTCATCTGCTCTTGTTTGAATTATAACTCCAGCCGCCATACCTTGTCCTGCCGCGGTAGATGGAGTAGTCATATCAAACTCTATTACAAAAGCTCCTTTTGTTTGAGAAGTTTGTATGTGTACACCATAATTATATGCAAAATATTGACTTTGAGAAGGGCAACCATCATTTTGAGTAAAGCCGTTTAATGTAGTTGGTGTTGTTATATTTGAATTTGTACTGCTAGTGTAAGTTGGATTTGCATCAAGATTTAACACAGTTTCTGAAAACCACAATCCTTCAGCCTCTTGTAAATTCAACATATTTCCCACATAAGGAAGAGCATCTAGGTCTGATGCAAAGTAAGACTGAATTGGCGGCCAAACTTGTGTTGAACCTTGATATATCTTACTTACATTATTGCTGCCTAATTTTATGTTACCAACAGCTGGAGTTATATTGTTTACTTTAAAATCTGATGCCATAAAAAAATTTTTAAATTATTACATACATCTTGTTTGCCAAAGGACTTGTAATAGCACTATATTCAGCCTGTGTTAAAGTAATAATCTCTACGACTGCAGATGTTGCTGCCGATACCGTATCAGAACCTACTTTGTCTGAAAAAAGGGTATGATCAGCTTTATCTAAATAACCATCTGCGCTTCCACTAGCAACAGGAATTGAAATGTTTGGTGTAGTACCTCCTGATGAAATTATAGGTGCTGTGGCAGTAACAGATGTAACTGTTCCTGAATTAGATGTATATCCTGCGGGATTTGATGCGTCGTATGGAGTAAATCCTAAGGCGTTTGTTACATCACTACTTATTAAGTTCAATGAACCTGTTAATGTTATTTCTGGTGTAGTTGGATCATTATCACTTGATATGCTAATTCCTGATACAGTGCCTGTGGCTGAAACGCCAGTAACTGTTCCACCTCCACCTGAAGATCCTGTAATTGTAACTGTACTTGTATTTCCGACTTTGGTCAGTGACGTACTTATTGTTCCTTGTCCATCAAAAATTACAACATCCGCAGACTCAACTGTCTCTTGATTTCCGTCGTCTGTTTCAATTTCAAAATCATAAGATTGTACATTCGGGAAGTTTACTAAATTTCCCTCACCATTAATATATTCAGATGAGTCTCCTTCAAATGAAAGTGTTAATTTTCCGTTTGCTGTTATTGTGTTTCCTGAGGTTGCATCTCCATCTGAATCTAATTCAATACTAGTGATTCCTCCGCCACCGCCGCCTGATCCATTGGATGCTAAGGTTATTCTACCTTGGTCATCTACAGTTATGTTTGCATTAGTATAACTTCCTGCTGTTACTGCAGTATCTTCAAGAGTAACAGTTACACCTAGTGGTGTTGCTGAAACATCTGTATCGATACCCGTTCCTCCTGAAATTAAAATTGTACTTCCAGTGTTAACCGGAACTGGATTGGTTACTCCTGCGTCTGCTCCTAAGTTAAGAGCAAAAGAACCTCCACCTCCACTACCTGCAATTGGATTGGTTGATGATCCGTTACCTGTGTTAATCTGTACTACTCCGTTGTTTACGAATAATCCGCCCGTTGGGACTCCTCCTGCTTGTGCCGAAGCTTCGTTATTATAAGCAAATACTGAAATAGTTGGAAGTAATACTCTTGGTACTTGTAATATTCCGCCTCCTCTTGTTACGCCACCCTCTGTTATAAGAAGACCGTTAATGTCATTTTGAGTACCAACACCTAAAGCAAATTTAGTAAATCCTAATCCTAAGCTAAAGTTTGTAGTTGGATATGCGGTATTGTCATTTCTAAATCCAATTGTTAAATTCCCATCTGTTCCGTGAAGATTTCCACCCAACATAAAAGAATTGTTAGCAGGATTTCCTTGAGAATCTACAGACGGGCCTTCGTTATTTTCTCCAAAAGCAAACATTGAATCTGCTCCTGAAATTATATTCGAATATCCTAAAACAAATCCGTTTTGACTAGTGCTAACTTGATTTTGTCCACCTGCGATAAAACTTGAATAAGAATTAGTTAAGGTGTTAGTATTTCCAATAATTGCAGATAGAACTGGATTCGCTATAGGTTGGCTTACTGCTATAGTATTAAAAGTTCCTAAAACATAAGAACTTTCAACATCTCCTGTAATGTTATTTTGTGTTCCTGCAACAATTGAGGATTCTGTTGTGGGAGATGTAGAATTACCTGATCCAATATTTAGATTAAAAGTTCCTTGTGCACCAGCGCTTCCACTTGTATTACCTAATAATATGTTATTTCTAGATATGGTAGAAGATGGAGATCCAGTCCCTGTGGTTTCTGCATTAACCCATAAACCTTTATTTATTCTTACCCCGTTACCTGAGGAATGAACCTCGTATTGTATTCTATTTGTTAAATTACCAGAACCGATAATAGTTCCGCCACTGGCTCCTAAATATACTCTGTTGTTTTGTGCGCTATTTCCAACAGCTAAATCATTACCAACGACTATTGCTCCAAGTCTTGATGTAATAGTAATGTCGTTACCAAGTGCAATGCTTTTTCTGCCAACTCCACCTGCTGTATTAATTATTGTAATTTGCTCTCCAATTGCTCCTGAACTACCAGATATACTATTTGTATTTCCAATAGCAAAATTTCCGCTACCTGGATTGGTAGCTGCCGTATCGTTTACAACGTTGTTGTTCCCTAAGGAAACATGACCAACTCCTGCGTTTTCAGATACTTTAGAATTATATCCTATTGCGGCAGAACCAACTGAATTAGAAATTGTTCCATTTCCAATTGCTATTGCGTTAGTTTCTGAGGCTAATCCAGATAATATTGCGATTGAATTTAATCCATCTGCTTGAGCATTAATTCCTATTGCTACTGCACTCTCTCCTGTTGCTTCTGCATTAGTACCCATTGCAACTGAATATAATCCTGAAACAGACGCAGATTGACCAATTGCTACAGCTCCAGTTCCTAATGATGATGAGCTTGAGCTGTTTCCAATAACTATTGATCGTTCACCACTTGATGAAGAGTCATTTCCTAAAATATAAGATTTGGTTGCTGCAGTTATGCTGTTTTCAGATCCAATCCCAATTGAATATTCTGATTTTGTAGTTCCTCCAGGGCCAGCTTGTATTATATTTTTGTATCCAATACTACCACCATAAGAAGAATTATATATTTGACCTGCAGATCCTAAAACAAAAGCTCTCTCAGATGTTGAGTCTATTATGGTTGATTCACCTATTGCAATACTGCTTTTTCCTTCCGCTCGAGCACTAAGTCCTTGTGAAAATGAATAATCCCCTGACGCTAAAGACCCTTGACCTATAGTAAACGAAGAATTTCCACTTGAGGTGGATGAAATCCCCATAGATACTGAAGCAACTCCACTTGCTACAGTATCATTACCCATGGATGTTGAGGAAATTGCAGTTGCTTGTGTGTTATCTCCCATTGCAGTAGATGTAGTAGCACTTGCTATTGTATTTCTTCCCATAGCTGTTGAGGAATCTCCCCTTGCTTCACTACCATTACCCATAGCTGTTGAAATACTGCCTTGTGCTACTGTAGTATCTCCCATAGCTGTAGAACTTTGCCCAAGTGCTACTGAACGATTACCCGTAGCTATAGAATCGTTACCACTTGCTGTTGTATCCGATCCCATTGCTAAAGAATCGTTACCACTTGCTGTTGTAGCCGATCCCATTGCTAAAGAATTATTTCCAGTTGCTCCTGTATTTTCTCCACCCGCAAAGGATCCACTTCCACTAGCTAGTGTGCCACCTCCCATTGCAACAGAGTAGGGGCCACTTGCTGTTGTTTCTCTTCCCATTGTTGTAGAATAATCTCCACTTGCTGTTGTGAGTTCCCCCATTGAGGTAGAGTGGTCACCACTTGCTGTTGTTTCAGTCCCCATTGCTGTAGAGCCTATTCCAATAGCTTGTGTTCCGTTACCCATAGCTGTGGAATAATCTCCATCTGCTAATGTGCCAGTCCCCATTGCATTAGATGCTTCTCCATTTGCAAGGTTATTATCAAGTTCATTGTATATTAAAGAATTTGTTCCTGCGCCTAATTTGACTGGAGCATCTCCTAATTCACTATCTGTTATCCATATAGCTAAATTACCAGGTGTACCCTGACCGGTGATATTATCTGAGTTGTCAATTTTATCCCAAAATACATTTCCTGAAATATCTTCTGATATAATTGCCCAGTCACCAACTTTCCAGTCAGTAATTGTTCCACCACTAGCATCAGTTAATGCTGCAGTTCCATCTACATTCACTATCCAGTATTTCCCTGTATTGGAAGGAATAAGTTGAATTGATTGTAAATCTGGATTACCTCCATCTGAAGCTCCGCCTTCAGCAATGGTTCTAGCGTCCCATGCTGATTGAAACTCAAGTCCTGAACCTTGATAGTTTTCCCACCTAACAGTTCCATCAGATTGAGAAACTAAAACTTGCTCTCCAGTTCCTAATAAAGAATTTTTGTCATAAACCTGAGCATTATTAAAAAACAAAGAAGTACCTAATTGAGTTTGACCTCCAATAGTTAAATTTTGTCCTATACTAGCATTTATTCCAACTGTTAAATTAGTACCGACAGTGACAGACTCTGCAACATCTAAGTCACCTTGTCCATCTCCATTATCAAGATAAACAATCTCACCCGCTACAGAAACTATGGTCACTACAGCTGAAGCTCCCCCAGTAATTACTGGAGGAGATGAACTTGTGACTGTAGATTGTTGACCACCTCCTGTTATTGATATTGTTTCTGTAAGACCTGTAACGCAGTTTACAATTTGAAATACAGCATTTCCATCTTTACCAGATTGTAAATTATACTGAGAACAACCACCAGGAAAATTAGCAAAATCTTGTTTTAATAAAGAGTTTACAAGTTTAAAAGATAGTTCTCCTTCTGCATTAGCTGTAAAAATTGGAAGTCTCCAAGCATTACCATCAAATGCTTCGTCTATAACAAATTGAGCAATATCTGCCAGCGTAAAAGTTTTAGTTTGCTTTAAAATTGGATTTGAATTTGCGTCAGTTCCAATTAAATAATCTGCCCCAACAATTGGAGACTGATTAGGATACGATGTAGTATTGCTTATTTTTGCCATCTTATTATTTTTCTTTTTCGGGTTCTTTTTCGGTAATTTCTCCTGATTGTAAATTAATTACAGCAGATTCACCGTATTTTTCTATTAATTCTTTTTCTGTTTGTGCAAATTTGTTTTTGATAAAAGTAACTTGTTCTAATACCATTTGTTTTTGCAATTCTAAATCTCCCAATTGAGTTTTAAGTTTTCCAAAATTTGAATTTAATTCTTGTAAATTTTCCAACTCTTGTTTTTCTACTTTTTTCATTATTTTATATTTAAGTTAATACTGCAAAGGTAATCAATTATTATTTATCATTTTTTCTAGACTTCTCCCAA